GTTGGTGGAATCCGTCGGCGGCAAGATCGTGCCTCGATTTATCTTGAAAGATCGCGTGGTCATGAAGGCGAAGCTGGGTTTTCGCGAGACCGTCAAGCGGGAATGGCCGAAGGAATATCCGAAGTTGAACGAGACCTTGCAGCGCGCCATGCGTGTAGCGATGGAGCAGCGCGTGCGGTCAGCATCATCGTTGGTGCAAAGGTTGGTCGCCTAGATGGCTGATTCAGTGCGCGAGCAAATTATGAAACATGTGCAGGCCACACTCGAAGGCATCACCGTCGAGAACGGCTATGCCAACACACTCCGGTCTGTCCAGCGGTTTCGGCAGGATGGGCAGGAGCTGGCGAATCTGCCGGCGGCGATCCTGATCGAAGGCGGCGACGATGTGGATCTGAACGGACCACTCGAGCTTACCTCGCGCACCATGACCGTGTCGGTCGTGCTCATTCAGCAACAAGATACCGACGTCGATGCGCAATCAGCTTCCGAGCTGATGAATAGCCTGATCGCCGACGTGCAGCGCGCCATGCAGGTGGATCACCGGCGCGGCGGGGTCGCGATCGATACGACCGAGAGCGGCATCGGCGACATGAATGTGGACGAAGGGCAACCGGAGCTGGTGCAGACCATCGGCTACCGGATCGCCTACCGGCATCTCCGCAACGATCCGACGGAGGCGGCCTAACCATGCAAGCGGTGGCGGAAAATCGGACCATTCTCAAAGATGCGTCAGGGGCCAGGCTTGTGGTGGCTGAGAAGACGACACTGCGGATCACGGCCACGTTGCTCGATGAATCTGGTCTCGCGATCCCGTCGGCAGGCCTCACGACGCTCACGCTGACGCTCTATATTCGCGACAGCACGGCGCAAGAGGTCGTCAATAGTGTAAACGCTGTCGATATTCTGAACGTCGGGCGAGGGACGGTGCATGCCAGCAGCGGGGTCCTGACCATCGTGCTGGATCCGGCTGACAATACCATCATCGACAGCACAACAGATCTAGAGTGGCATCGCATATTGATCCAGGGGACGTATGCGGCTGGGGCGAAAGCGTTTAAGCAGGAATGCGATTTCCAAGTCAGAAACCTGAGCAAGGTCAGCTAAAGGAGGGGCGGTCATGAACGTGTTGCGCAAGATGGAGATGGCTGGAGATTGTCAGTCTGTGCGGCTCTCGCGGCATGGATGCTATGTCAACGGATTACCGAAGGAGATGTCCTGGCGGTATCGGCTGCGGACGTGGATGAAGGAAGCGGCGCTGCGGGCACGGCTATCGGTGAAGGGGTTGGTACGCGGGCTGCGCGGGTCTGGAGTGCTGGGGGTGGGGCGACTCTATGCGACGGTGATCAGGGCGCATGGTGGAGTGGAACACCTCGGGTTACTTTCTACCAAGGTCATCACTGACGCGGGCGTGGCGTTTCTGGTCGGCGATTGGGACAACAACGGAGCGGACATCAGCACCATGAATTTCCACGGCTGGGGCACCGGCACGGCAGCCGAAAACGTGACGGATGTGGCTTTGGGGGCGGAGATCACCACGGGGCTGAACCCGGACAGCACGAGGGCGACCGGCACGCGGTCGCAACCGACGGCCAATCAGTACCGATCTGTGGCCACGGGGACCTTCGATGCGCCGGCCGCGGTCACCGAGCACGGCATTTTCAGCCAAGCCGCGACCGGCGGCGGCACCATGTGGGATCGATCTGTATTCGCCGTCATCAACATCGCGAGCGGCGACAGCATCCAAACTACCTATACCTGTACGCTATCTAGCGGCGGGTAAATGTTCTGGTGCCCCTGGTGTCAGCAGGACAATGGGGGCATCAATCGGATTTGTGAGCGGTGTCTGGCGCGACTGACCAAGGAGGACACGGATGGGCAACAACCTGAGACGCCACCTCGGATGGTGCGTTGTAATTATTGCGGCGCTCGCCGTCGCGAGTCCAAGCTGGGCGGCCACGGCGACGTGGGACGCGGTGCCTGACGCCGAGGGCTATAAGCTCTATCGGGCTCCTGGCACCTGTGCGACCCCTGGCGCGTTTGCCACGGTCAACACCTACGGGCTGGTGACGACCGGCGCGATTACCAATCCGCCCGCGAACGGGACCTATTGCCATAAGCTGACAGCCTTCAACTCGGTCGGGGAGTCACCGTTTTCCAATACCGTGGAGTTTAAATATACCGTTACGGGCCCTACCGCTGCCCCTCAAAACTTTGGTGTGAAGCCTTAGGGGGCGAGGCGGCGACTCGATGCAAGCAGTGTAAGATTTTCTGGAAATAAATGGCGAATCGCTACGTCAACACAGCATCGACGGCAGGCGGCGACGGCACCACGAACGCCACCACCGGAGCCAATCGAGCATGGGCTGATCTCGCCGAAGCCGCGAACGCGCTTGGAGCCTCGCTCTCGACACCAATTGATATTTACT